CTATAGCACGTACAAAAAAATATACAATAGCTATATAATAAATATATACAAATAATTTTAAATAAATATCTTGCAAATGAAAATTAGCTGTGATAATGTTTTTTGAAATATTTTAACCACAGGAGAAGAACCATGAAAGTCCGCAACTGGAGCAAGTTTCAGCATTTTAAGAATAAATCATCTATGATTTGGTTTAAGGTTTATGGCAGGGATATTATCAATGATCCTGATTGGCATGAGCTTAATTCTGACCAAAAATCAACCCTATTTGAATTATGGTGTTTAGCATCTGAACGTAATGGAGAGCTTCCAGATTTAAGAAAAATATGCTTTAGGTTACATAAAGAACCAGAATATATTACCTCTATGTTAAATAGCCTGAAGGACTGGTTTGACGGTGATTTAGAGAAAATTATACACAAAGAATATAAAGAGTATGCTAGAGAGGAGAAGATAGTAGATGATATGAGAAAAGAAAAGAAGAAATTAGAAGAGAAGATAACCTTTATTAAGGCATTATCATGAACATAAATGACTTCCTAGGATACTTTGAAAAGTCTTATAGATCTGGTAAGGATGAATACCAATGTTTATGTCCAGCTCATAATGATAGAACTGCATCTTTAAGTATTAAGAATTTATCAGATGGTAGAATCTTAATTCATTGCTTTGCAGGCTGTGCTGCTAATGATATATTGGGAGCTGTAGGTTTAACATTTGACGATATTGTTCCAAAGCGTATTGGTGATTTTAAGCCTGTTTCAAAACCTTTTAATCCTTATGCTGTATTAAAAGCTATATCAAATGAAACTTTGCTTGTAGCATTAGCTGGATTAGAATTATCTAATGGAAAAACTTTACCACAAGAAGATAAAGATAGATTATTAACTGCTGTAAATAGATTGAGAGAGGCTTACGAATTATGTCATTAGATGAAAAAGTTGAGAACCTAATTGTAAATGAGGATAAAATAAAGAATTATTTTTTTAGAAGAGAAAGTGATGAGTATCGTAAAATTAAAAGTCCAGATACTTTTATTGAATCTACTATTGGATATTTTTCTGGTGAAATACAAAGTGGTGCGTATCTTCCGTTTGATAAAGCAGAAAATTTTAGGTTAAGATTAGGGGAAGTAACAACGTGGTCAGGTTATAGCGGTCATGGCAAAAGTATGCTATTGAGCTATGTAACGCTTAAACTAATTGAGAACTATAAAGTTATGATCTGTTCTTTTGAGATGAGCTGTAGAAGTACATTAGCTAGGTATATTCGTCAGTCTGTAGGAACTAACGAACCAACAGAAACTGCGATAACTCAGTTCTGCAATGATGCAACTGGAAAATTATTTTTATACGATCAGTTAGGATCTACTAACCCTACTGCGGTATTATCTGTAATTTATTATGGAGCTGAGCAACTAGGCATCCAGCATTTTGTGGTAGATAGTTTAATGAAGTGTTCTATTAATGAAGATGATTATAATGGTCAGAAGAAATTTGTTGACCAACTCTGTATTGCATCAAGGGATTTGAATGTGCATATACATTTAGTGGCTCATAGTAGAAAAACAATAGACGAAACCACTCATACACCAAGCAAGTTTGATGTGGCAGGATCTGCGACCATTACAAATTTAGTGGACAATTGTGTTTCGGTGTATCGTAATAAGAAAAAAGAAAAAGATTTATTAGAAGGTAAATTAAGTGAAGAAGATGCTAAGATTGTTCCAGATGGATTTATGGCTGTGAATAAACAAAGGCACTTTGAATGGGAAGGCTCTATTCCATTGTGGTTTAATTCTAAGTCTTTACGCTACAAGGACAAACCATGACTATAAATGATTTTATAAAAGAATGTAAAAAAGTATTTGGCAACGATATTCAATACAAAGCAACTTCTAAAGACGGACAAATATTTAAAACGAAAGGATGGAGAGATGATAAAGTGGTCACTAACACAACAAAACCTACCAATGCTTTACGAGAAATTAAAAGCTCTTGATTTTACTAAACGTTGGCGTGTTACAGTAACAGACGCTAAACTTAATCGCAGTCATGAACAAAATGAAAGATTATGGGAGCTTTATACAAGCATTTCTAGGCATACAGGAATTGACAAAGATCAAATTCATGAACTTATGGGTTACAAATTTTTAAGAGAACAAAAAATTATAGCTGGAATGCCTTGTGAAATTATAAAATCAACCACAAAGTTGACAACTTCTCAAATGTCAGAATATCAAAACTCAATAGAAATTTGGGCGCAAAGCAATTTAGGTTGGATGTGGGATTACGAATGATATATCGCAACCCTAAAATAATTAAAATTTTAAGAGAGTTACCTTGCCAACATTGTGGTATTATGTCTGAAACAGTTTGTGCAGCACATAGAAATGAGGGTAAGGGTATGGGAATTAAAGTATCAGACGCATTGTGTGCAGCATTATGTATAGAGTGTCATGTTAAACTTGATAATGGTAAAGAACTTACAAAAGAAGAACGTAGAGATATGTGGAATAGAGCATATATAAAAACTATGCAGTATCTTTGGGAACATGAAATGATAGGAGTATTATAATGGGTAAAGGAAGCGCACCTAGACCATTTACAGATAGAGAAGTATTTGAGTCTAACTTTGATAAAATATTTAAGTCTAAAAAGAATAGTGATGATGTATCACCACACGCTTATGAATACGAGCTTAATAAATCTACAGGTGAAGTAGAAAAAACATATTCTAGGATAGATGTAATATCTCAGAATGGAAACGAAGGATTGCACTATCCTGAGTCTTTAGAGCAAGGAACATTTAAGCCTAACGAAAGCCAATTTGATGGCAAGTAAATCACCTACGCAATTATCATTAGCTAAATTAAGGGAAGAAGGATATACAGTAGCAGTAGTAGAACATTGGAACGCATTTGCAAGAATAAGACAAGACCTATTTGGTTTTATAGATTTACTAGCTTTAAAGGGTAAAGAAGTATTGGCAGTACAAACAACGTCAGCAAGTAACATGAGTGCTAGATGTAAAAAGATAGCAGACCATGAAAACGTAGGTGCAGTTCGTGAAGCTGGTTGGACTATTCATGTACATGGCTGGCATCAAGATGATAAAAGGAAATGGCATTGCAAAGTGAAAGATGTATCGTGAAAGAAAAGATATTAGAATATCTTACAGAACCACGAACCATAAACCAAATAGCGAAACATATAGATTCTAATTATCCTATTACAAAGAACATACTTGTAGAGATGAGAGATGCAAATGTTATCCATGCTTATAAAGATAATCAAAATAGGCTTATGCACTATTACGTTCCACAACCACATCCATTACAAACTATATTTGGGCATACAGTAAACTTTACACAAGACCAGATAAAAGGCATTACAAGTCATAATGCAGATGACGCTAAACATAATCTACAACACAAGACTACACAAGAAACTTATGGAGAAAGCGTAGCATATACGCTAACAAGATATGATTAGCATGGAACGCTTATTATCCATTTTGGATGATTGGGCTTTATGGATGAAGTCGGATAATCATAAGCTAGGTTATCCATCTAAAAGCATAGGTATGTCATCTGGTGGTGAGTCTACAAGTGATGTGTTTGAAGAAATGTGTTCTGCTCAAGACATGTCTAATGTACGTACAGTTCACGCTATCATACATAGCCTTGAAAAAGGACAGCAAGAAGCTATATATGCTAAATATCTTGGTGCTAAAAAACCATTAGCTTACGAATGGAATATAGATATGGCATACGATAATCTTTTGGTTATTGCTGGAAGAAGGATAAACGCATAAACTTGTTGAACAAAAGCACCAAAGTATGCTATAATAACGCCTATGTGGACAACTCCTGTCCGTTAATAATGTAATCCCACAAAAGCCTGACTGCAATCTCTCCGCGGTTGGGCTTTTTCTTTTTATGAAACTATCTATTTGCACTATATGCGGAACACCGTATGATGAAACAGGCTATGATAAATGCCCTGATTGTCAATACGATCACAGATTTATTAAATTAAGGAAAAGCTATGAAGAAGCCAACAACGAAAAAAGGCAAGATGGCGAAGGTGAGCAAGGTAATGAAGGAATTTAAAGCAGGAACTTTAAATGTAGGTAAGTCATCAAAAAAAGTTTCAAGTCCTAAGCAGGCGATAGCAATCGCTTTATCATCAAGTGGTATCTCTAAAAAGAAAAGGAAATAATTATGCCAATGGTAGACGGAAAAAAATACGCTTATACTAAAACAGGTATGGCAGCAGCTAAAAAAGCAGCAAGCAAATCAGGTAAAACTATGGCAGTTAAGCCTATGAAAAAGGCAGCTAAACGTGGCAAATAAGCCAGGTCTATACGCTAACATTGCAGCCAAGAAAGCTAGAATTAAAGCTGGATCTGGTGAGAAGATGCGCAAGGTAGGCACTAAAGGCGCACCAACTGCTAAAGCATTTAAACAAGCAGCAAAGACAGCTAAGAAGAAATGAGTGTCTGGCAAAAGAAAGCAGGTAAGAACCCTAAAGGCGGTTTAAACGCTAAGGGTCGTGCATCTTACAATAAAGAAACAGGTGGTAATCTAAAAGCACCAGTCAAGTCAGGTGATAATCCTAGACGTGCATCATTCTTAGCTCGTATGGGTAATATGCCAGGACCAGAACGTAAACCTAACGGTGAGCCAACAAGATTATTACTATCCCTAAAAGCATGGGGAGCATCAAGTAAAGCAGATGCAAAAGCAAAGGCAAAAGCTATAAGCTCACGCAACAAAAAGAAGTAATGCAAAAACTAGATATCTATATAGGATTTGACGGTAAAGTAGAGCCTGTGGCATTTCACACATGCGTACAAAGTATTATAGAGAAATCATCTATACCGGTAAGCATTACACCACTAGCACTAAATACATTATCAGAATATACAGAAACACATAAAGACGGTAGTAACGCATTTATCTACTCACGCTTTCTAGTGCCATATCTAAATAACTTTAAAGGTATGGCATTGTTCCTTGATGGTGATATGCTCGTAAGATCAGATATAGCAGAACTTCTATGGGAATTTGACCAAGATGAAGCTGTTAAAGTAGTAAAACATTATTACCAAACTAAGCACCCTATTAAATATCTAGGTGCAAAAAACGAAGATTACCCAAAGAAAAATTGGTCTTCAGTAATGCTTTGGAATTGTGGTCATCACTTAAATAAACAATTAACACCTAGATTTGTCATGGAAAAAGATGGCAAATATTTACATAGGTTTGAATGGCTAAAATATCCAGAAGAACAAGTTGGTAAGCTAGATGAAAGTTGGAATCATCTTGTAACTGAGTATGATTATGACCAAGATGCTAAACTAGCCCATTTCACTTTGGGAACACCATGCTTTAATGGATACAAAGACTGTGACTACTCAGAAGAGTGGTTTGATACCTATAAACGAATGATATACCCTTTAAAAGGAAACGAAAAAGAAAGCGAGTTGTAAATGGCGGATACATTAGACGTACTTAAGAGCTTAGGAACAAGTGTAGCTCGTGGTGTGCCACAATTAGCAACTGGTTTTGTAGATTTAGCAGGATTGCCATTAACCATGACAGGCATGAGACAACCTGAACAGATATTTGGATCTACTGCGTACTTAACTAATAAAGGTTTATTGCCACAGCCACAAACAGGTTTATTAAGTCAAGGAGCTGAATTAGCTTCTTCTATGTTAAGTCCATCAGGTCTTGCAAAAGCTGGATTGTTAGGTGCTTATGCAGCAACTAAAGCACCAAAATATAGTTCTTTATTGGGTAAATCAGATATTGAACAATCAGCAACTAATAGATTAATAACACA